GAAGGCGTGGGCGGCCTCGGCAAGCGTGTCAAAGCGTGGCAACAGCATGTGGGCATCGAGGCAGACGCACCGATGTTTGTGTTGCCAATCGCTGTGCATATGACGGAGACTGAAGAGGTCGAGAAGCTGTTGCGCACCATTGACAGCCTGCAACAGGACTTCAGCCTGTGCATCATCGACACGGTGGCGCGTAGCTTGTTGGGTGACGAGAACTCCAGCTCTGATATGTCGGCCTTCGTGACCGCTTGCAACGCCGTACAGCGCCATATCGACGGCGCGGTGATAGGTGTGCATCACGCCGGAAAAGACGCCACAAGGGGCATGAGAGGCAGTACGGCGCTTCTGGGCGCTGTTGACGCTGCCCTGCGGGTCAAGAAGGAAGACGACGGCCTGTTGTTGCAATGTGAAAAGCAGAAGGACGCAGAGCCGTTTGAAGACATGCAGTTCGATATGTTGCCCATTGCGATGCTGGGCGACAGCTCCCTCATCATCCAACGCACCGAGGTCGAGCGTCAGGACAAGCGCCGGGCCAAGCTGACCACAGACCAGCAGATTGCTCTGGACAGTCTGCACGACGTGCTGGCGAAAGAGGGCGCCGACAGGTGCAAATTGGACATCTGGAAGGCCGACCATCGTGTGAAAACTCCCGATTTGACGGCGGGTAAGCGCAGGGATGCGCGGGCTGCATTGCAGTCAAAACGTGTGATTTTCATCGATGAGGGAATGGTCATATTAAACAGAGGGTTAGGTCAAAATGTGTGATGAAAAAAGGCATGTTTTCACATATTATGTGACGATCACACAAAGTGTGTGTGATGTGATCCCCCCTATAGGGGATCACTTTTCACATATCTCACATTTCACAGGGGTAAGTGATGCGTAAGCCAAACAGAGGGATTGAGAAGCAGATGGCACCGATGGGGTCGGTGAACCACCGCAAAGTGCAGTCGGCGTTGATCGAGTTTGATAGGGCTGTGACGGACATCGAAGACCGGTGGGGCGTTGACCGCTTGCCGGAGCTGGTAGACCACAATCTGCGGGAGAAGTTCTACAAACAGCGTGAGCGTCTTGACGCGGCGATACAGTCCGATGTCGGGACTGAGGTGCAGCGTGAGGCAGAGGTGATGCTGAAGGGCTACAAGCACCTGATCAAGGCGGCAGAGGTAAACGGGTTTGCAGAGCTGGTCGGTGAGGTGTGGGAAGCCCAGATGCCAGACGGACGTGTGCTGGCTGTAGCCAAGACCATTGACGAGGCTAACAAGGCTGCCCGCGACAATCGGGATATGGTTGTGTATTCGATGGATGAGATGGCCCGCGTGCTGTGCGGGTGGGAAGAGTTTAAGCTGGCGACAATGGCAAAGCATACGTTCCCCGGTGCCGAGGTTGTTGAGATACGCGAGCGCAACACAGAGGAGCTGAAAGATGACGAACTCCCTTTCTGAATGGAAGCGACCGTACAGCGTGTGTCCGTTCCGGGCAGCCGCTGACCGTGAGCTGAAAGAGACTGACTTGCGAGTGCTGATGGCACTGTGTGCGTTCACCAATCGTGCCGGTGTGTGCTGGCCCTCGATGGCAACGCTGATGGAGTTGACCGACCTCAAGTCGCGCACGTCCATCGACAGGTCAATGCGCAAGCTGAAGAAGCTGAAGTATGTCAGGCAGCTTGAGGCCAAGGACTACCAGAAGACCAAGACCGGCTGGAAGACGAACAGGTATCAGGTGTTGTGGGAAGTGGATATGGCGTTGCCCAGTCTTGAAGAGGTACACATCGCCAAGCCCTTGCAGCTCGTCAGTGATCAGGACGAGGTGCCTGAAAGTGAAGGGGGTCTGGGGGATGTAGAACCGTGTATGCACACGCACGCTGAAGCCCTCGCCCACGGGTTCGTGCGTGCCGTGCAGCAGGCGACCGGCCAAGTGCTGCTGGTCGACAACGTGGTCAATCACGCGCGCCGGGTAGACGAGAGCGTGACAGTCGAGCAAGTTATGCAGGCCACGCTGACCGTGTGCCGCGCTCGGCTTCAGGCAAGGCAGGGGGTGCCCAGCTTCGCCGACGTTGCAGAGGTGCTGTGATGTACAACGAACAGACCGACGTTTGTTGTTGTACGCGCCCAGCCGCGTACACTTTTTTGCGAGGGCGACCCCTTGCCCCCCGCCCCCTGCGCTATGCGTATGGGGGGTTCACACAAAATTTTTGGAGAAACCGATGAAAGCTGATGTAGTACTGGCCGCCGCAAGCCAGATTATTAAAAAACGCGGCAAGGATTATGGCTCTGCCTATGAGAACCACGAGCGCATTGCTGTCATTTGGACAGCGATACTCGGCTACGAGGTCACGGCGTCACAGGTGGCGCTATGTATGGCTGGCGTCAAGATGGCGCGACTGGTACAATCTCCAGACCACGAGGATAGCTGGATTGACCTAGCTGGCTATGCCGCCTTGGGATCGGAGTGTGTAGATGACCGATAGAATGACCACCCGCAAACAGCGCGCGGCTCTGGCGTCGCCAGACCCAGACAAGCGCGAAGCCGTGGTGCAAGAGCTAGAGGCGATTGCGTCGGGTGAGATTACGGACGTTTTGAGCTGGGATGAGCTGGGCAATGTTGGCGTGTGCGCGTCGGATAACTTGTCCCCGCGCGCCCGTCGCTCAATCAAAAAGGTTAAGGTGACGCCGAATGCGCACGGAAATCAGATTGAGGTAGAGATGCACGACAAGCTGTCGGCGCTGCGCCTGCTGGCGAAACATCGCGGCCTGTTGGAGCCCAACTCGGATGAGCAGCGGCCTAGTATGATAGGCATCAACGTGACCGGCCCCAAGGCTACAACTTATGAGGTGAAGGACGATGACGGCGAAGATAATTGATTTGAAAGAGCGCAAGGACGAGGAAAGGCCGTATGTGCGCTTTTATCGTGATTTTATTGAGTGTGATTTCTGCGGCCAGCTCACGCGGGGCCGTGTGTATGAGGACAGCCAAGAGATTATTTGCGGCTCGTGTCACGCGACGCTGTGGGAGTTTGAGGACGACATAGCGATATCTTTTGAGAGTGACGGCAACTTGCGTGTCGTTGATATGGAGAATTTACTTGTCGAGGAAGACTAGGGCGACGGACAGGTCGCCGCGCCGCAAGAGGCAGCCGGGGATTGATGCCCTGACGGGGCTCAATCTGGATTTTTCGCAAAGCCCGACCGTTTGGAAATTTTTGAACGACGAGAGCTTTGTGCGTGGTTTGATGGGGCCGGTTGGCTCCGGCAAGACGTATGCGTCTTTGGCCGAGGTTATGTTGCGTGCCGTCAAGCAACCGCCATCGCCGGTCGATGGGGTCAGGTATTCGCGCTTTGCTGTTATTCGTAACTCGTATCCTGAGTTGCGCACGACCACTATCAAGACGTGGCAAGAGATATTCCCTGAGAATGTTTGGGGCGCGATGCGCTGGTCGCCGCCGATCACGCATCATATTAAGTTGCCGCCGCGTGATGGTGCCGCCGGTTTGGATGTCGAGGTTATATTTTTGGCGTTGGATCAGCCCCGCGACGTGCGCAAGTTGCTGTCGCTGGAACTGACCGGCGGGTTTGTTGACGAGGCGCGTGAGCTGCCCAAAGCTGTGGTGGATGGGTTGACATCGCGTGTCGGTCGTTATCCGACCAAGAAGCACGGCGGGTGCCCGTGGCGTGGTGTGTGGATGTCGACCAACCCGATGGACAGCGACCACTGGTGGCATGAGCTGGCAGAGAAAAACCCTATTCGTGGTAAGTACCCTTGGAAGTTTTATAAGCAACCGGGCGGCGTGGTCGAGGGCACTAAAGAGCATGAGGATGCGATATATGCGGCGAACAAGTATTGGATGAACAATACCGAGGCCGAGAACGTGCAGAACTTGCCGCCGGGTTATTATGAGCAGCAGTTGGCCGGAAAGACGCTGGACTGGATACAGTGCTATGCCGGTGCCAACTATGTGTATGTGCAGGACGGCAAACCTGTGTGGCATGAGTTCTCTGATAGTTTGATGTCGTATGAGGTTGAGATCGAGCCCGACTTGCCTGTGCATATTGGTTTGGACTTTGGTTTGACCCCTGCGGCTGTGTTTGGTCAGAAGATGCGCAATGGCCGCTGGCATGTTGTGCATGAGCTGGTGGCGTTCTCTATGGGGCTGGAACGGTTTGCGCATCACTTAATGGCAGACATACAGCAGAAGTTTCCCAAGTCTGAGGTGTTCATCTGGGGCGACCCTGCCGGTGCCAAGCGTGATGAGATTTTTGAGGTGACTGCGTTTGAGCATTTGCGCACGCTTGGTTTGCGCGCGCAGCCGACGGCGTCGAATGATTTTATGGTTCGGCGCGAGGCTGGTGCTATGCCGATGAACAGGTTGATTGATGGTAAGCCGGGCTTGCTTGTGTCGCGTGACTGCGTGCGCACCCGCAAGTCTTTGGCCGGTGGTTATCACTTCAAGCGCGTGGCGGTCGGTGCCGGGCACGAGAGGTTTAAAGATGCTCCGAATAAGAACGAGCATTCGCACGTCGGTGATGCGTATGGGTATTTGATGTTGGGCGGTGGTGAGCATCGTATGCTGACACGCAATCCAAATGGCCGGGCGCAGTTCAAGCAGTTGCGTGCTAACACTGAGTTCAGTGTGTTCTAATGGACTTCAGCAGTATTCTGACAAACAAGCACACCACGCTGATGCCGTTTCGTTGGTATCACCCGCGCGCGATGAATTTGCGGAAGTTTGACCGGCAAGCCTATGTCGAGCTGCCAGACTTTGATTTGCGTCTGCAAAACTACGAACTGGAAAGGCACTCCTACACTGCTTTTTTGAAGGGCAAACCGTGGTCTTGCTTTGGCGTGCAAGAGATTTGGCCGGGTGTTGGCGAGGGCTGGCTGATTACTGACGAGATGGTTGTCGACTTACCCGTGACGCTGACGCGCAGCGCAATGCGTTATTTTAATCTAGTTGCTATCGAAAAGAAATTACATCGCATTCAGTTAACGGTGAACACTAAAGATTTGCTTGCGGTTCGGTGGGCTCATGCGTTAAAATTTGAGCAGGAAGGCGTCATGCGTAAGTATGGCCCAGACCAAACCGATTACCTTATGATGTCGAGGAATTATTGATGAGCTTCCTATTTAAGACGCCGAAGATGCCAACACCCCCGCCGCCTGATCCGTCGATCAAGGAGGCGCAAGACCGGCAAGAGGCTCGCCTCGAAGCCGAGGAAAAAGAAACTCGCAAACAGATTGCCGCACGCCGCCGCGCTCGTCGACGTGGCGGCATGAGATTGCTTTTATCTGAAGAACGAGAGACGCCAATGGCTGGCCTCGAACCATTCAAAGGAGAATACTAATGGGTGGCAAAGTTAAAAAAGTAATCCGCAATGTCGCAAAGAAAGTTTTGCCTGACAAGGTTGAGAAAGCTGTTGTCGGCCCGACAGAGGCTGACTTGGTTCGCGCGCAGGAAGAGGCCACAAAAGCTGCTAAAGCAGAGGCAGCAGAGGTAGCAGAGGCAGCAGAGGCAACCGAAGCTGTTGAGAAGGAGCGCGAGGTAGAAACTGCTACTCGTGAAGAACGCAAACGGTCTTCACGCCGCCGCGCGCGCCGCACTGGTCGTCGGCAGTTGTTGAGCTATGGCCGCCTCGGTGCGCCAATCGCAGATGAAACCCAGAAAAGGACGTTAGGATAATGCCAAAAGTTATTGGAAAAGACGGAAAGACCCGTCACTTTGCATATTCAAAGGCTGGCATGAAGAGTGCCAAAAACTACGCCAAAGCAAGCGGCGGTCGTGTAGAAAACACGAGCCCCAAATATAAAATGGCTAAAAAGAAAGCTTAGCTGATGCGTAAATTTGCCAAGGTGCCGAAGGACAAAAAGTCTGGCCTACCGCGCAAATATGTTGCTGGGGCAAAGAGCCCGGACAAACAGCGAGCGGAGATTAAACGCACCCGGCGCCTGTACAAGCGCGGTCTTTTGACCGGCGCAATGATGGACAAGATATCGAAGGAAAGAGCCCGTGGCTAAGTTTGACAAGATACCCGGCGCCAGTCGTTTCGGTAACGACAAGTTGATGAGGGTCTACAAGCGTGGCCTTGGTGCATACTATTCATCGGGCAGCCGCCCGAAAGTATCAGCGCATCAATGGGCGATGGGTCGTGTCAAATCTTTTGTGTCCGGCAAGGGCGGGGCACGCAAGGCTGACGCTGATATCCTGAAAGGCAAGAAGAAAGATGGGTAGCACTCCAGCTTGGCAACGTAAGGCAGGCAAGAACCCCAAAGGCGGTTTGAACGAAGCGGGCCGCCGGTCTGCTCGTGCGCAGGGCATGAACCTCAAGCGCCCGGTTAGGTCTGGCGACAATCCGCGCCGTGCGTCTTTTTTGGCTCGGATGGGCAACATGCCGGGGCCGGAGCGCGACAGCAAGGGCAAACCCACGCGCCTGCTTTTGTCTCTCCGCGCTTGGGGCGCGTCGAGCAAAGCAGACGCCAAACAAAAAGCCGCAGCAATAAGCAAGAGGAACAAAGCCAGTGCATAGCGTTGAAGAAATTATGAAACGTCACGCGGTCGCGCAGCGCCGCAAAGACAACTGGCGGCAGATTTACGAAGACTGCTACGAGTTCGCCCTGCCGCAGCGCAACCTGTATGACGGTTATTACGAGGGCGGCGGCTCGCCGGGTCAGAACAAGATGGCTCGCGTTTTTGACAGCACCGCCATCAATGCGACACAGCGGTTTGCCAACCGCCTGCAAGCTGGGCTGTTTCCTGCCTATGCTCAGTGGTGCCGCTTAGAGCCCGGCCCCGACATCCCAGAGGATCGTCGGCTGGAAGCTCAGATGGCACTGGATATTTATGCAGACAAAATGTTTGCGCTTTTGCGCCAGACAAACTTTGACCTAGCTATGGGCGAGTTCTTGCTTGACCTTGCAGTGGGCACTGCTGTCATGTTGATACAGCCCGGTGACGACCTCACGCCAATCCGCTTCACAGCAGTGCCGCAGTATCTGGTCGCCATTGAAGAGGGCGCCTATGGCAAGGTGGACAACATCTATCGCCGTATGCGTATGAAAGGTGAGGCGATAGCGCAGCACTGGCCTGACGCTGAGATACCGCCGCGCCTGCAACGCATGATTGATGATAAGCCTACGGAAGAGATAGAGCTAATCGAGGCCACGTTGTACATGCCAAACGAAGGCGACTTTTGCTACCACGTCATCTGGCCGGAAGGCAAAGACCAGTTGCTTATGCGCCGCATGAAGTCCAGCCCTTGGGTTGTGGCTCGATATATGAAGGTCGCTGGCGAAGTATACGGACGCGGGCCATTGGTCACAGCCATACCCGACATCAAGACGCTAAACAAAACACTTGAGCTGCTGCTCAAGAATGCGTCGCTGTCTATTGCCGGTGTGTACACCGCCGCCGATGATGGCGTGCTGAACCCGCAAACCATACGCATTGCTCCGGGTGCGATTATACCTGTAGCGCGCAATGGCGGCCCGCAGGGTGAGAGCTTGCGCCAGCTACCACGTTCTGGCGACTTCAATGTCAGCCAGATTGTGATTAACGACCTACGCATGAATGTCAAAAAGATTATGCTCGATGACACGCTGCCGCCCGACAATATGTCGGCTCGTTCAGCGACTGAGGTTGCCGAGCGCATGAAAGAGCTGTCGCAAAACTTGGGCTCTGCTTTTGGGCGCCTAATCAATGAAACGATGATACCGATGATTTCGCGCATCCTGTACGTTATGGACGAGCGAGGACTAATTGAGTTGCCTCTCCGGGTCAACGGCCTTGAGGTTAAGGTGACGCCAGTGTCTCCGATTGCGCAGGCACAGAATATGGGCGACATCGAGAAGATCATGCAGTGGGTGCAGCTATCGTCTGCGCTTGGCCCGCAGGGTCAGATTGCAGTCAAGACAGACAGCATATCAGACTACGTTGCTGACAAACTCGGCGTGCCTGCTGATTTGAGAACCACGCCGCAAGAGCGCGAACAAATTTTGGAGCAAGCAGCGCAGGCTTCTGAGATGGCAATGCAGGCAGAGGGCGGCGGCGCGCTCCCCACCGAAGAGCCGCAAGAGACTTTATAGACAATGTCAGAAACAATCGAAGGCTGGGAAAGCCTGAACCTAGTGCAGCCAGAGCTGCGACTTACACAGCAAGATAGTCAGGACGATATCGACCGACTATATTTGCGTGTGTTCGGCAGCGACGATGGGCAAGAACTTTTAACACACTTGCGGTCGCTGACGATTGAACAGCCGACGTGGTATCCGGGCGAAGACGCTTCGCACGGTTTTGCCCGCGAAGGCCAAAACTCACTAGTGCGCGAAATTGAGCGCCGTATTAAGAGAGCATCAGAACTATGAGTGAAACTGAAGGGCTGTTGGCCGAAGCTACCGTTGAAAGCGACGACAACCAACAGCAGGAAGAAACCACCATCCCCCATCAACAGGCAGACACTGAGCCGTCTGTTGATGACCTTACGATTGCCACCGAAGACGAGGAAATAGATTTCGAGCGTCCAGAGTGGTATCCAGAAAAATTCTGGGGCGATGACGGCCCAGATTTGGAAAACCTAGCCAAGTCTTACGGCGAGCTGCAAAAAAAGTTTTCGCAAGGCAAGCACAAAGCTCCCGACGACTATGACACCAAAATTTTTACTGAAGCAAGCGTCGAGGTTGAAGACCCGCTGCTTGAAACCTTTGTCGGCTGGTCAAAAGAAAACGGTATTAGTCAAGCTGCTTTTGAAGACTTGGGGCAGCAGTTTATCGAAATAGCTGGAGAAGTTGAGCAGGACGAGCAAGTGTCTGCCGAGGAAGAATACAAAAAGCTCGGAGCCAATGCTGACGCCACCATTAAGTCAATGACGGATTGGGCGTCTGGCCTTGTTCGCAAGGGCGTGTGGGGCGAGGATGACTTTGACGAGTTCAAGATTATGGGCGGCACCGCACAAGGTCTTCGAGCTTTGCAAAAGATACGCAGCTACTATGGCGACCAGACCGTGCCGGTCAATGTGGGTGTGCCAGAGGGCGCGCCCTCAAAAGAAGAGCTTACGTCTATGGTATCCGACCCGCGCTACCAAAGCGACCCGGCGTTCCGCGCCAAAGTCGAGAAGGCTTTTCAAACCGTATACGGCAACTCCGAGTACACAGGCTCCTAAACTATGGCGAGGGTGTGTTTACATCCTCGCCATTTTTTTGTACTATTCGGGTGACGGACAACCTTACGGCCCGACAGACCCGCTCCGGGGTGCAGCGTGAGCGCCCAAGTATCAGCCCGGCAACGGATACCTGAAACGATTTGTATTAAAACTTAATCTGAAAGGAACTTGTAATGGCTCTAGGCATTACTAACGCTTTCGTTCAGTTGTTCGATGCAGAGGTTCATCAGGCATATCAAGGCGCACGCGCCCTTGCCGGTGTAACTCGTGAGCGAACAAATGTCGAAGGCAATCAGGTGAAGTTCCCTAAAATTGGTAAGGGAACTGCCACTGTTCGCGTTCCGCAAGCAGATGTAACTCCGCTGAACGTGACTTACTCTCAAGTCACCGCCACTATGTCGGACTTCATTGCTGCGGAATATTCCGATATTTTCCAACAGCAGAAAGTCAACTTTGACGAGCGCCGTGAGCTTGTTCAGGTTGTCGGTAACGCTATTGGTCGTCGTATGGATCAGCTCGTCATTGACGCTCTGAATGCTGCATCCAGCCCGTCGACTGTTGCAACCACCGTTGGTGGATCAGGCACAAACCTGAACCTCGCCAAACTGTTGGCGGCCAAAAAAGCATTGGACACGAAAAACGTACCGGCAGAAGGCCGCTGCGCTATCATCCACGCAAACGGCTTGTCAGCTCTGTTGGACGAAACCGAATTGACTAGCGCAGACTTTGCCACCGTTAAGGCTCTGTCGACTGGTGAGATTGACACCTTCCTTGGTTTCAAATTCATCACGATCGGCGACCGCGACGAGGGTGGTCTTCCGCTTCCGTCAACTCGGACTAACTTCTTTTTCCACCGCGACTCAGTAGGTCTGGGCATTGGCATGAACCAACGCTCCGAGATCAACTACGTCCCAGAGAAGACTTCGTTCCTCGTCTCTTCAATGTTCTCGGCTGGCGCCGTTGCCATTGACGACGAAGGTATCGTAAAAGTCTCGTCAACCGAGTAAGGAGAAATATTATGGCTTTTGTATTAGCTGACTTCTCGCCTCTCGGTGGACAGTCCAAAGCAGGCAACACGCCAGCTCTGTATGTCTACACGACGACTGAGGCACACACCGCTGTTGACGCATCGGGCTACTTCAATGACATTTCGGACACTTTAGCAGTGGGCGACATGATTATTGTACACGGCTCGACCGGCGGCACCCGCACGGTAACGAACCACATTGTGGTATCGAATGCCAGCGGCGTCGTCGACGTGTCCGATGGCACCACCATTGGCGCTGTTTCTGACAGTGACTAAATCCGGCTGGGGGTGGTTAGCGCCACCCCCATCCATTTTCTTGGAGGCGTAGATGGCTGCTGGCGATACCAAACTATCAATCTGTTCTGACGCACTAATCATGCTGGGCGCGACACCGTTGTCCAGTTTTTCTGATGGCACAGATGAAGCTCAAGTCGCAGACCGCCTCTATGACGATGTGCAAGACACATTGCTCATGCAATACGCATACTCTTGGTCGGTTAAAAAAGTGAAGCTGTCGCGCCTTGCTGACGCCCCGATCAATGAATGGAAATACAAGTACCAGCTCCCCGGCGACATGCTGGGCAACCCAAAGGCTGTGTTTAGCACCAGCTCTGTGGGCGGCCAGCCGGTGCGTGATTTCGAGATTTATTCAGACGGGCTGTTTACCAATCTGGAAGAAGTCTGGATTGATTACCAATTCAAACCAGAGCCGTCTGTGTTCCCGCCATATTTTGTGCGCCTGCTTCGCACCTCTCTGGCCGCTGAGTTTGCGGAGCCGATTACCGACCAAATTACCAAGGCGCAATATTACCATCAGCAAGCCTATGGCGCGCCATCGGAAAACATGCGAGGCGGTCTGGTTCGTGTTGCAATCAATATTGACGGAGCTGATAGACCGGCACAGGTCATACAGGAGTTCCCGATCTCGGACATCCGTGGATGAGCCGGGTCATCCAAATACAGAATGACTTTACGGCTGGGGAGCTAGACCCCAAGCTGCGCGCCCGCACGGACTTGCAGCAATACAGCTCTGGCCTCACAACCGCAAGAAACGTCACAATCCAACCACAGGGCGGCGCCAAGCGTCGACCCGGCACCAAGTTCATACACCAGCTTGACAGCGGTGCAGCAAACGCGGTGCGTATGGTGCCCTTTGAGTTTAGCGTCGATGACAGTTATATGCTGGTGTTTACGCCGGGCAAAATGTACGTCTACAAGGATGGCGCACTAATTACTAACATCAATGGCACTGGCAACAACTTTCTGACCGTGTCGGCTCTTACCGCCTCTATCCTGCCAGACATGAACTGGATACAGTCGGCAGATACGTTGATTGTTGTACACGGCAGTCTGCCCCCCACAAAGATTGTGCGCGGTGCAAACGACAGCAGTTGGACACTCAGCACAATCAGCTTTGACTTTGCCCCGTACTTTGCTTTTTCAATTAGCACGCAGGCAGGCACATCTCCCTTCAATAGCGTAAGCTACGACCACATCGAAGTTAACTCAGCGTCTGGCAACATACGTTTTGCGGCATTCCATAGCGGTTCGGCTAGAAACATTTTTACGTCTAGTGCGGCGACCTACGAAAATCAGTACATAAACGTCCAGCCATTTGGTCGTTTGCGTGTTGTGCGCAAGGTGAGTAATAGCGTCTTGGCGTGCTTCGCCGAGGTGCCGTTGTTTGACACCACAAACATTACACCGGGAAGCTGGGAGCTGGAGACGGGCTACGAGCTGACTTGGTCGGCAACTCGCGGCTATCCAAGAGCCGTGACATTTCACGAGGGTCGTTTGTACTTTGGCGGCACGTCAACTCGGCCATCAACCATCTTTGGTTCGCGCGTCGGTAACTTTTTTAACTTCGATCCGGGCGAGGCTTTGGACGACGCAGCGGTCGAAGCAACGATGGATACTGGCACATTCAACGCAATCTTGGATATGTACTCTGGCACGCACTTGCAGATATTTACGTCGGGCGGTGAGTTCTATGTGCCGCAGGGTTTCGACGACCCCATAACGCCAACTAATCTCATTGTGAAGGCGCAGACAAGTTTTGGCACCAAGCCCGGCATCCGTGTGCAAAACTTGGACGGTTCAACCCTGTTCATCCAGCGTCAGGGCAAAGCTCTGCAAGAGTTCATCTACAGTGACACGGTGCAGGCATATACGTCTGCCAAGATTAGCTTGCTGTCGTCTCACTTGCTCAAGTCGCCCATAGAGATGGCTGTGCGCCGGTCGACCAGCACAGACGAAGGCGACCGTCTTCTAATCGTAAACGGCACGGATGGCAGCATAGCGTGCTACACAATCCTGCGATCACAACAGGTGATTGCGCCTAGCGAATGGACAACAGACGGGGAGTTCATAAATGTCGGTGTTGATGTCAATGATATATATGTTGTGGTTAAGCGTACTGTTAACAGCAGTGTCGTTTATTATACTGAGCTATTTGATAGTACAGTTTTGCTGGACAGCGCCAAAACGGGCAGTGCCGCATCTTCAACGACTATGGGTCATCTGCAAGCCGAGACTATCAAGATTGTTAGAGATGGAATTGTGGAAGCAGACCAAACTGTCCCGGCTTCGCCGTTTACAATCACATTTGCTGGTGCAGCTACGTCAAGTTTTCAAGTAGGTCTAAACTTCACACCAGAGGTCAAGACCCTGCCGGTCGAGCCGCGCCTTGCCAGCGGCTCCCTCAAGGGCTTCAAGAAGCGCATCTTTGAGGTGAACGCCGAGCTGTTCGAGACGCAGGCTTTGACTATCAATGGCAAAGAGGTGCCTTTTAGAAACTTTGGCGCAAGCGTCTTGGATGACGATGTCGACGAGTTCACAGGCATCAAGACATTGCACGGCATTTTGGGTTATACTTTCGATGGACAAATCACAATCGGTCAGACAGTGCCACTGAAGATGACGCTGCTTGGCATCGATTACAAAGTAAGCGCGGGGCAATGATATGAGTAACGCAGTAATTGGGGTTTTAACAGCCGCGACCGCATCTATGCAGTACAAGGCTGGCAAGCAAGCCGCCAGAGGTTATGCAATGCAGGCGACGCAGGCGCGCATCGAAGCGCGCCAAGCGTCTTTGCAGTACCGGCAGCAAAGCCTCGATGTTATGAAAAACATCTTGGCGACACAGGCCACCATTGTGGCGCGGTCTGGCGCTGGCGGCATTGACGCTTTTTCCGGCAACTCAGACACGTTGCAAACTTATGCGCTGGCTACCGGGGTCAATGAGTTGTACACCATCAAGGACAATCAAATATTGGCCTTGGAAGGTGGAGAGCTACAGGCCAAGCAATATCTCATACAAGGCCGGGCTGCACGACTACAGGCTAACGCGCAGGCGCTTGGTACACTAGCTTCTGGTGTGGCTATGACAAAACAGGCGATGCCCAAATAATGGCAGAGAGACTTCCCAGATACAGACCACTAGGCGCCCGTATTGCGCAAGTGCCGCGCGTTGATTACGCGGCCACGGCGCGCGCGCAGGCTTCGGCCTCTACTGCTATTGCAAGCGCGCTCGACCGGGTGAATGATTTTGCGTTTGAGTATGCCAAACTTGAGGCCGTTGAGTATGGCGTCGAAAACGCGCCGACAGCACAGCAGATTGAGGACGCGCAGAAAACTGGCGCAGAACTTGATTTGCCGACAGGTACTATTGCGCGAGCTGCGGCCCTAGACGTTGTTTACAACACGATGTCCACCGCAGCGCGCAGCGAAATCACGCTTCTGCGACAAGACCCGGAGAATAGGCTGCTTTCTGCGGAAGACTTTGCAAACAAGATAAACGCCGTCATCAATGGCTACGCAACGACACTGGCCGACTTGCAGCCCAGCGTCGGCGCAAAGTTCAAGGCGGCGATGCCTGTAGAGGGCAACACGTCTTTGCGTGCGCATTTGGCCCAAGCAGTCAAGCTGCAAACAGAGCAAGACAGGGCGGCGCAGTTTGAAACGTCGCAAAGTATTATTGAGGGCATCCCAGAAATAATGGCAGCAGGCGCGTCTGTAGGTGAGGACGGGACAGTGCGCACTGTGTTTGACCAGATTGCAACAAAACGCGCTGACATTATGGGGCTGCATCTTTTGACTGGCACGGAAAGAAACGGTTTTTTAACTAAGTTTGACGAAGCGGTCGACAAAGCAATCAGCGCGCAAGTCGTTGACTGGATGATGGCAGACCCTACACACAGCGAACAATTCTTGACCGGCGAAATCGAAGACCCAAACGTCAAGATGATTTACGAAGCACTAGACGATGTCGAAAGAATAGACATGATGGTGGCGTCTGGCAAAACCGCCGCAGAGCTTGAAGAGGCGAGCATTGCGTTCTCTGAGGCGCGAGCAAAAACAAGGGGCGCGCGAGCTTCTGAAGCGGGAAGGTTGGCGCACATCGCCCATCTAAATGGCGACACAGAAGAATTTGAAAAGCAAATGAATTCGGTTAAAGAGCTAGACCCGGACACTTATGAAAAAATAAGGGACGCGACTATTTACCAAGACACCAAGACTGTGCCCGACACTTTGGCAAGGTTGCAAATTCTTCATTTTGATGGGCGCCTTACTCAAAAGGACATTCTTGATAATGCGGAGTTTCTTTCTCAGCCTGATCAAAAATCACTGTTAGATGCTATCAACAGTCAGCGCGACGACGATTACAAGGTTGCGATAGCTATGGCACGCGAAAAGTTTGCGGTGCCCGACGGCATTGTCCTAAACCCCGCAGCAGAAAAAACAAAAAAGCTGACAGCATTTCAAAGTAAGCTGCTACAAGCAATTAAGAAAGAGCCGGGCCTAGACAGAGTGCAGTGGGCCGAAGAATATCTTGCAGGACAGTCACGCCCTGTGTCTGAAATTATGGATGATTTGGAAGCGCGGGCTGTAGCACTAAAAGGCTCAGAGGGAAGAAACTTTCCGGGCGAAGCAAATATTGAAAACCTCAAAAGATTTATTGCCAGCGACAAGGCGTCTAAAAATATCAAAGCCAAAGTTCAGGCACTGCTTGAGGAATTAGAGGCGGCGCAAAAATGACCAGCTTCAAAGAAGAGTTTATGAGATCAAGAGAGCTGGCCGAGGTTGGGGTCGAGGCAGAGTTGTACCGCAACGACGATGGTATGCTCTTGGTTCGACAGGTGCCGCCGCCACCAGTAACCATAACGCCAGAGGGCGAGATTGATATGGGCACTGTTGGCGAGGCGCTTGAAGAGCTGCCAGAGGCTTTGGCAGCGGGAGCGTCAGGTTTGGTGCAGGGCGCAACAGCCGCCACAGTTGGCCTGCCCGGAGACTTGGTTGCCATCGGCAATGCCGCAGTCGACTACTTTAATCAAGGCGACGTTGCACAGGCTCTTACTATATTGAGCGATATGTCTGAACAGTATGGCTCTGGCCGCGTCAAACAATTCTTTGACGAAAACTTGCCCGAAGTGTTCAGCGACAAAGCAAAGGTTGCTGCCGACGTTAGCAGGACATATGGCGAGTTTGGCGGCGTTGGTACGGCAGCCGTCGCAGGCGCACGCCAAGTGCCACCAGCTTTGAGAGCGATAGACCGCGCCGGGCAACGGGCGCAAGCGCGGCTTGACGAGAATGTAGGCACAACCCTTATGTCGGGCATCGACCCCAAGAGGGCGGCAGACGAGCTGACCGCCGGTGCCGGTCAGGTGGCGCGCCTTATGTTGCCAGACGTGCAAAAGCAGATGAAGATGGACAAGCGTATGTCGATGCAGCCGCCTGCTGTTCTTGAGGCGCTGACAGATCAGGACAGAGAGCTTATCAAAAAACTTGGCGGCGAGAAGCGCGCGTCCGAAAGCGTTGAGCCCGGCCTAGATGATATGGACATCATTAACGCCGACGAGTTTATGCGTGCGCGCTCAAAGCAAGAGCCAACGCCACCGCCACCACCAGCACGCAAACAAGACGAGCTGGGATTTTACAGCCGCGCCCAAGACTTCATTGACAACATCAAGCGAGAAAAGCTGACGGGGCAACAACTCAAAGGGCAGATGCTTAATGCTGGCGTCAAGCCCGACGAGCTGAAGTGGACAGGGTTGGACAAGTTTTTGGAAGAGAACCCCAAGCTAACTAAGCAAGAGGCTATGGACTTCATCGAAGACAATAAGGTTAGGTTGGAAGAGATTACATATGAAGGCAGCACGCTTGACCCTGATACGCATCAGAGTTTTACTGGGCCAGAATCTATACGAGATGAAGCCGAAATTATGTTTCATCGTGAAAGAATAGATGAATATGTGGACGAACACTTAGAAGATGTTTTCACATCGCTAGGGGTGGAGCCAGATGACATTCCTATGCACATAGATGCTTATACAGATTTACAGGACGCCACAGGAGGGCGTGTATTCAACCCAAGTCAAGAGGTTTTGGGGCCATTGCAAGCAAGATATCCTGAAGTAGACGTGGAAAATATTGGACGACAAGTTGACGAAAAACTTGATGAACTGGCTGAAGATTTCTACAACGATAACCCATTCTATCAAGTTGACGGCGAGGGTGCGCTTGAGGACTACCGCATCGTCGGCAATGACGACGTTGGCTACTATGTTACTTATAAAGGCATTTCCACAGGTATGGATGATGTTTACTCAATTAACGAGGCGCAAGTGCAAGTTCAGACCCACGCTATGGAGCGCGGCCTCGTTAATTGTGGGGGTGAGACACAGTACTCCGAGTACACCCAGCCCGGCGCAGAAAATTACCGCGAGGTGTTGCTGACCAACCCCGGCTATAAGGGTGACCCGTCGTTCGAGTTAAACGAGACGCAGCGTGAGCGCTTGAAGGAGCTGAAGGAAAAAGTAACCGCTGAGATGAAGCGTCGCGCCCAATCTGGAGAAACTCCAATTTACGGGCCTCAAGATGCTCTTAGTGCTAAAGAGATGACGGACTACGAAGCCCTTCACTTTCAAGACCGGAAAGTCGGTATGCCGTCTCCCTCACCTCACTGGCAAGAGGACGATGTTGTCGCACACGCTCGTTTGAGTGACCGGGTGGCGCCCGACAGCTTTACCCACAGCTCTGGCTTGCGCGCCGATGGTAAGGTGCTTTACATCGAAGAAATACAAAGCGACTGGGCGCAGACTGGTCGTCGTCGCGGCTTTGGCGCGCAAGAGGTTGAATTTTCAGAGCCAATTTACAAAGGAAAAGATGACAAGGGCCGAGACACTTGGGTTGTAAATTCTAAAGATGCAGACGGCCTTGATCGGCCACACAAATTTTTGGGCGGCCCAACGGACTTCCCCACCAAAGAGGCGGCCCTTGAAGCGATTGAACGAGAAAAAAAAATACGTCCTAAAAGTCTTGGCAGAGTGCAAGAAGGCCCTGTGGTTGGCACGACTGAGAAGTTTACAGAGGCAACTATGCGCCGCTTAATACGCAAAGCAGCCGACGAGGGCTATGACTACATCGCTTGGACGCCGGGCTACGTTCAGGTTGATCGTTGGGGTG